TTCGCACATTAATAAGTACTGGTCTTGTGTCATTCCCCTTGCTTGGAAGTTGTGCCGGAAGTACCTTTGGAGTTTTTTACGTCGTCAGCCTTTTTAGCAATAGAAAACTGTTCATAGTCATTCATAGCGTCTGTTACAAACTGATCAAAAACAGTTGAGTTCTGCAGTAGATCAAGAGCATCTTCTTCTGAATAATCTACAGATTCATTTGAATCCATTGAACTGATATCAACTGGAAGAAGCTTTGGAAGTGAGCCCACCTTGAGGCCACTCCAACCCTTAATAGCTCTACGAGCATACTCTTCGATAAACTTATCGTTATCAATCTCTTCCTCGCGCTGACGAGTGCGCTTATTAAACTTGTAAGTTAAACTTGCATTACGAATCTTCATAAGGTCATCACGACCAAGATATACTAGGTTAACTACGAATCCATCAATGTCAGGAAACTCTACGTCGATTACGGTTTCCTTTGCCATTAAACTTGAAATTTTACTCATTTTATTTCCCCTCTATAATATAAAAGGGTGCTCACTGCTGGTTCAACGCCTGTCAAACTGAGGGGGCAAGTTTGACGTTTGTTAACAGTGAGCACCCACATGAATTTAAATTCTGCCCCCTCTAAAAGCATTTAAATTACTTTTCTACAATAATTGTTAACTCGTCTCCTGTACCCTTGTTAGTTTCTTGAGCAAGGAAGTTAACAGAGACACCAATCACATCGTCAATGCTGTGGGTTGGAATTTCAAACTGCACTGATGGCATATTTAATGCAAAGAATGGTGCAGTTGCTCCGCCAATCTTAAGGTTAGCGTTAGAAGTAACTGCGGAAGAAGTACGTGTATCTTCAACAATCTGCTTCAAGAACTGAGCAGTATTGTCACTGCCGCCTCTTAAGTAAGCACTGAGAGAACCAGAAATTGCACGAGCACCAGCAAACTGACCAATTGGTGAGTTAAGAGATGCAAGCTCTTCTGGAGTTAGATATGTGATGTTGTTATTGTAATCGAAACTTAGTGCTGTAACTGGGAAGGTAAAGTCAACACCAGCAGTAGTAGCACTTGCAGCGTGCTTAACATCAATTGTAGAAAGTCTATTTTTGATGAAGCTAGCTGAAGAAATTGACCCAGAAACATTATAAGAGTTCCAAGGATGATATGATGCATCAGCAGTTGTCTCATAAGCATTTGAGTTAGCTGTAAGTGTTGTACCTGCGTTTAGGATACCTCCAAAAGTTGCCACAGCATTATCTCTTGGGTCCCCACGAAGTTCGATTAGGTTTGTGCCAAATCCTGTCCAGGTTGTTGTAGCGATACCGTCAACAGCTGCATCAATAGTAGCCTGGTTAACGGTAGCGTTTGAAACCTGATAAATTACGTTATCCATCTTAAAGTAAATATGATACTCAGAAGCAGTAGCAAAGTTTGAAGAATGCTGGAACACGTTTGCAGCAGCAGCCCTCTCAGCAAGTGAGAACTTACCGTCTGTTTGCCATGTACTTCTAATCTCGGCGCCGGAGGCCCAAGATGTGTTACTCATAAGTCCCTGCCATAAGAACCAGTCAGCGACTGGCATTGAATTACCAGAAGCATGTTTATCTGTAGCACCAGCAGTCTTTTCTAGACCTGTGGGCTTAAGATATGCCTGGAAGTTCCAGTCAACTGGGTTAAGAGCAGTGTTAAATCTCTGTTGTGAACGATCAGGTGTTAAACCACTTTCTAGTGAAGTGATGTCCTGAGTTGCTGCAGACTGAGAAACCGCATAACCAGCAAGAATTTCAACTTGCCAAGTATTTGCGGGCTTCATAGCTGAATGAGCAGCACCACCTGCCAAATCGACGGTGGACATAAACACTTTTGTGTTTCTTTGTAGGTTAAGTTGCGCAGCCATTTATAAACTCCTTTATATATTTAATTGGTATCTTGCCAAAATATCAATTTCTAGTATGCCAAATGGAGCTACTAAACCTTCATCTGTGGATACGCCTTCTATAATCATATCAAGTAATCCACTGCTCGATCTGTCTCCTAAATTATAAACGACATGTTCTATATCATCTGCCAGACTTTCTGCGGTTGTTATAGGATTTTCGTCTCTAACGTAGGCTCTTACGGCTAGATTTAGTTCTCCGGTTGTTAATCCTGATGTATCGTAAATTCTGGTTTCTGACCCAGCATTTACACACACTGTAGGAAAATCATTAATTTCGTCTAAAAACTTCATGCGACGAAAACAATTATTTGAAATATTTAAATTATATGTATAAGAGGCATCAAACGTAGAGGTATCACCGTTTATCTTTTGTAACTCAGACACCAGTAGTTCAGTGATTTCTTTTCTACGACTTAAAGCCATTTATTTTCTACCTTTTCATAGTATAGCAAATTGCTTTTTACAAAGCAAATCCTAAATTCTTAAAACAGATTCGTGCCCAGTTTAAAAACCTCTTACGATTCTGAACCGCTCTCCATATACTGCTCTTACGGTATCTCTAATAGAGCCTTGTAGTAAAATTCTTGGGGCTCTTGCCCCCCGTTTTTCGTGGACTTTGTAGTTAGGAGCATAATAATAAGTAATTAATCTAGTTCTATAATCTTGTATTACTTTAATAGAATCTACAAACTGCCCCGATCTATAAGTTAAAACAGTAGAACTCAAAGGTTTTCCTCTCGCGGGACCGTGAGGCATCCTTCTTTCAGTCTCTCTCTGAACTAACGCAGTTAATTGAGCATCTGAAATAACTTTTAAATTAGAATCTTTTCTACTACCTTCTTTAATCTTAGTAGTATAAACTCTAATAGACCCTGATTCCCAAGAAATTAGCTTTTTAAAATCAAAATCTATTTTTGCCAATTCTTGAAAAGTTTGTTCTGTAAAAAGCCCTTGATTTAAAATCTTTTCAATCTCTTTTACAAGATCATTATTTAAGTTAATAAACTCCTTAGTTTGAGTAGTTTGATTTAAAACTTTTGTTACTAATTGCTCATTAAACTCAACATCAATTGAATCTTTTCCTTTAGAAACAATATTAGCTTGAGGATTACTTAAAATATCTTGCCAAGTCCAACCAATTTGCCTAATTTGAGCGCCACCAATTAAAGTAGGAGTACTTACATAAATTTTACCAGCTTTTGCTTGTATATTATTTATGATTTGTCTTGCTGCTCTTCCGTAAGGAGTATTTCTCTTTGAAGTATCATTTAACCATTTTTTTCTTGCGGATCTAGGAAGACCTATTAATCTATTAGCAAATCTATCTTGTCCTTTTCCTGATAAAGCAAACTCCTCTGTAGCTTGTCTTAATTGTCCAGAAGGTAACCTAACTACTCCATCTTGAGCAATGTCTCTAATATTTCTAACATTTATACTACCAAGAGTAATTTTATTTGCGGATATTTCTCCTGTATCACTAATTCTTGTAGTAATAGTTTTAGCTTCTGATAAACCATCTATGTCTATAAAGTCTGCTTGGAAACCTTTACCACTAACAGCACCAATTTGAGAGGCTCCAACACTTTTAGCAATAAGTAAATCAACAGCGTCAGAATAGAATTTATAAGAATTAGATAATGTTTTAGTTAAGCTTTTAGAAGCAACCTTACCACGTAAAGTACCAACTCTTTGTCTAAAAGCTAAAAATTGAGGAATAGTAAATCTTTTGTTTTGGAAAGTAATATAAACTTGACTAGATGCTACCATTACATAACAACCCTATATAAGTCTAAAATACGACGAATATGGGCAGGAAAATTAGCACTTAGAGCTATGTTCTGAACACTCTCTCCTTGGAAAGTAAATCCTTGTGACTCTTGACGTTCTTTATGTAACATTTTTACATAGTCCATCGTTGCCATCAATAAATCTTGTGGTACAGAACCACTATCATATCCAGACTTATAAGTAACACGAACTCCACGAGGATAGTTTTTAAAGGTTGAGGCTCCTACAATAGTTAATCCAAAGTCTCCTGTGCCGTCTCCGATATTTTTATTAATTTCACCAGTATCAGGATAGAATAAAAAGTCTTCTACAGTTGCATGATCATCTTGGAAAGTAGCAGTATCATTAGACCCATCAAAATGAGATAGAAAAACTGTATTATCATCAGTAGCGTGTTGATACGCGGGAGCAGTAAATGCAGCTGTATCTCTAGCTACGTGAGAGATACGAGTTTCATCTACAAACCCATTAAAGTATTGATAGTTTGAAGTAACATTTTGTCTTGCAATTTCAAGTTGAGCAGATATATCAGGCATCACGTTAGAAGTAGTTTGTGTACCAACAGAAGTGCCATCTCTATATAAAGTCCAAGAAGAACCAGAACGAACAATTTCTACATGATGGAAAGTGTTTGCAGAATAACCAGTTGAGGCAGCATGAGTCACATTAACAACTTCAGTTCCAGCAGATACTGCTCTAAAAGTAAATCCATTAGTAGTGTCATACCCAAGCGACCAAAGATTGTTAACATCTGCTGCTTGAGACATAAAAATAGTATTAGCAGAGTAAGAATTAGATCGTACCTGCATATCAATAGTAAAGTCAGAATCAGCAAAATACCAGTCATCTGAGTCTGCTAAATAAATAAAATCATCTGATCCATCAAAAAAGGCAGAGGAGTCCCCAAACTTTTTATAACGTGTTTTAAGAACAGGTCCTCCACTGCTAGTCATAGTATGGTTCGAATTTATACGTGTGACAGATGATCCATCAGTTTGTGGATTATTTAGTCTTCTATAAGCTGTGCCGTCATATTCTGTAACAGAATGAACATTTTGTAGGGGTAGTCTAGATACAAAAACAGAAGATTTTCCACCATCAAACACTTCAGAATAAGAATTACTTAAAACTTCGTGTCCGATATAATTTTCAACCGCACCGCAAGCAAAAGCTAAGAGATTACTAAGTCTAGCATCTTCATTAGAACTTGTAATATTTAAATAGTTTTTTATTTGTACTAAAGAAACAAATGGATATTTTCCATAATTACTAGACATTGCTTACCCTCTCCTTACTTTGTAACGATTGTTGTCTTTGATTTAGCAGGAGCAGCTGTCTCTTTTTCAACAGCGGCTGCAGTTACTACTTTTTGCTTAACTGGGGCTGGCTTCGCAGCAGCTTTTGCAGCTTTCCAGTCATTAATATACATATCAACCTGAGTAAGGCCATTACCAAGTCTCATTAAGATTCTACGTGCCTCTTCCTCATCGTCAATATTCATAATATTCTCAATCATAAAAGTTTCTCCTGTGTTATAAGTAGGAAAAGGGAGGCAGGTTAACCTACCTCCCTCTCCCATCTAAGGTTATCAGAAATTTGCTAATTAAAATTAGGCAAGTGTTCTGATTGTTGCAGCGTAGCTGTATGTTGTGCTGACGTTTGCACCGCTACCGACAGTTGAGAGAGCCTTGAAGTCAAAGCGTGTGCTCATGTACATCGCTGTGACCTGCTGGCGTGGCTCGTACTCACTCTCGATCTCAATACCACGACGTTCTGCAATCATGAAGCCTGGCTTGTAGACTAGAGCACCAATGTCAGCTGAGTTAGAACCAACGTTATCTAGGAACTCAGAAATAACAACTGGGATACCATAGATAGCACCAACAGAACCTGTTAGGTATGTGGCGTTTGGTCCGAACTTATCGACTGTGCGGAAGTCAGAAGTTGTGACTAGCTCGTTATAACCCTCGATTGTGGTTAGATATACGAGGTGGTCACCAAGCTGTAGGCCGTACTTGCCCATTAGTGCACGAGCGGAGGCGATGTTAGCTGCTGTAGCCTTTGTATCACCGTCTGCAGTGCGAACTGTTAGGCCGTTTGTTGCAACCTGGTTAACCATTGTGGTAATACCCTTAACAACAGAGGCATATGTTGATGTGCCACCTGGGTTGGCTGTGAAGCCTGTTAGGGCACCAGTACCACGAAGGATTGCCTTATCAATTGAGCGTGATAGGCGACGGGTTGCTGCACGACGTAGGAAGTCGATAAGAGGAAGAATTGTATCCTCTTCTTCGTCCTTAGCAAGATGTGTTGTAACCATGAACTTATGTGGAGTAAAGTCCACTGAGCTGATGGCGTGCTGGTTTGAGGTTGGGACGTTTGATGTATCACCAACGCCTGTGGCATATGTGCCAGAAGCGAACTGTGCTACCTGATCGTCTGTATCCTCATTGGCGACTGGGACACGGAATGTCTTTGCATCGACCTGGATTCTATCGAACATTGGAGCAATAACGAGCTGCTGCTCCATCTCTTCGTAGATGTTTGTTGAGAAGTTGCTTAGGAACTGATCAACTGATGTAACAGCCTTGATCTTGTCACCCATCTTTGTATCGAATGGGTCACGACGATTAAGTGCCTTAGCAAGTAGGAAAGCGTTAGCCATTTCCTTTTCGCTGAACTGTGAACGTGAACGCTCTGCCTGATAAACATGCTTGCTATCAGAAATAGCCTTGATCTCGTCCTTATACTTTGCAATCTGAGACTTAAGCTCGTCAAGCTCCTCACGGGTCTTGCGAGTTGCCTCACCATTACGCTCAGCCTCATCGGCCTCACGTAGAACAGCTTCACCAGCCTTCTCGACTAGCTTCTCTGTGTTGTTGTCACCAACTTTTACAGAGACTTCCTTTTCAGCCTTAACTGTAACCTCTTCAGTTACAGGGGCAGCCTTCTTTTCAGTCTCTAGTACAATTGGATCACCTGCATTTTCGGTTGCCATTGTTTCATTCTCCTTTATAGTCTTAGTAGTCTTATGACCGTTTACTAATAAGGCTAGATACTTGGAAGTCTCTTCGCCATCTTCGCAGTCAATACTCTTAAGCTCATTGATGTTATTTAGCATCATATTAGCAATGTGATAGTTTGTGTCATTCCATTCTAATGATGGTGTAGTAATTAAGTTTAGTGTTTTATTTAGCTTTTCCTGTAAAAGTTCGCTGTTTTTAACAGCTTCGTTCTCTTTTACTGCATAAAGCTCTTGTTCGGAAACTGTTACTAGTGAGTCGAAATTGCTCTTAATTGAGGCTCTTTCCGCATCACTTAAACTCTTAAATTCTGTAGAAACCATTGTTAAATCATACTGTGATTCTAGGTCCCAGAAATTAACAACTGATAAATCTTCAGCTCCTACTGTAATAGTATTATCTAATGATTTACCATTTAAGTCAACTTCTAAAAATTGAAAATTGGGGCTTTGGGCAGTAGCAATTTTAGATACTTGATACCGCTTTCCTTTAAATTTTGCAAAAGCACCATTTTTAATTTGTGCAGTCTCTGCACTTAGAAGATTCACAAAAGGAATAGGCTGATAGGGGTCAGATGAAAGGGTAATGTCCTCATCTTCATCATCTTCCTCAGACAGTGTCTCAAGGTCTTCATCAAGATTGACTTCCTTAATAATTTCCTTCTCTTCCTCTTCAGCAGTTACAGTGACTTCATCTTCGATTACTTCTTCGATTTCTTTAGTCATCGTGTTCTCCTCTGATTCAGAATATAGAACTACAGAAGAATAGTTTGGGTTCTTGTTTGAACCATTTGCTTCCGCCTCACTTGGAGACATAGGCCGAGACTCTTCTTCTGGTTTATCAAGTGAATCAACACTATTAGAAGGCTGAACGAGGAACACAATCTCATGACTATGTCCTTCTGCCTCTTCAACGGTATAATTCACAATTTTGTGATAATGCTTTTGGCCGTGTGAGGAATAGGTAGTAACACCATTGCCACTTGAGTCCATCTCAATTGTATGGTAGTGGCCTTGCTTATTACCAGTAATCCCAACATAAATGCCTTCCATCATTTTCACTTCGTCTTTTAAAGCATCCTTTTTAAGAGATTCTTTAAAAGCTTCGTACTCAGCATTAGATTCAAAACTTTTTCTAACACTGAATAAACTCTCTTGGTTACAAGGGACAGATACAACACTGATTTCATGAAGTTCTACATCAGTAATCATAGTTGTGTCTGTATTACGATCATAACGACCGTCCTTAACTCTGAAGCCTACAGAAAAACTCTTTAAAGCTCCGTCATTAATTAGTGTTTGTACACCGTGAAGTTTTTCTGCTGCGTCACTTACGTAAGCTTCAACAAAAATACCTTTACGATCTACAGAAATCTTTTCAACACGCCCAATTGGCTTGTCGTGATTGTGCTGATAAAGAAGAACAGGGTTCTTACGATAGTAGTCCACCCCTTTAGCCCAAGCCGCAGATGTAATAATATCACCCGCCCGATCTTTATCGGTGGTGTTAGCATAACCTGCAATTCTTAGGCCCTTTTTCTTCTTAGA